ACAAAACAAAAAAGAAATACTAAAGGCAATTATAGAAACAATTGATGCATGTGTAAGTGGAGATGTTGATTTAAATCGATTAACTACTTATGATGTAGATTATATGTTCACCAAAATCAGAGCTAAATCTGTAGGTGAAACAGCTGATATTCAGATTTCTTGTTCTAACTGTCAAGAAATGAATGATGTAAAAGTAAATTTAGATTCTATTGAAGTAAAGGATAAAAAGGAAACAAACACAGTAAAACTGACTGATGAGATTTCTGTTAAACTGCGACATCCAACATATAATTATTTTATGACTAGCAGTACATTTTTTACAGAAGGTAGGTCTGAAACTGATATGACTATGGATCTTATTGTGTCATGTTTAGACTCGGTATTAACTGAAGAAGAAGCGATAAAAATTAGTGATGAATCACATGAAGAAGTATTAGCTTTTGTTGATTCGCTATCAACTAGTCAATTTGAATTAATTACAAAATGGGTAGAAAATATGCCATCGCTTCAGACAGAAATTAAATTTAAGTGTAAACACTGTGACACCGAAAACACTAAATTATTGAAAGGACTTGATGATTTTTTTTAATAAACCTCTCTCACGATAGTCTGGAAAATTATTTTAGAGTTAACTACCAATTATTGCAAAACTTTCATTATGCTCTTTCTGATCTAGACTATATGATGCCATGGGAGAGGGAGATTTATGTTTCTATGTTGATAGATGAATTAAAAGAAAAAGAACAACAAGCAGCGCAACAACGAGGATAAAATGGCTACATTAGCTGACGTCAAAGAACAACTCGAAGCTTCTAACGAACAAGGAGAAGCTCAACGCAAAGAATTAAGCGAACTTAACGCTAATTTTTCTGCATTCTTACGTGAGATTAATGAAGACGATAGTCAAGAACTCGAAGACAAAAGAGAGGCTGCTGCTCGTGGAGGTGCATCTACAAAGGCTCCTGGCTTTATAGGTCAAGGTGTAGATGCAGCACGAGGAGGTTTAGGTAGCTTCTTAGGATTTGGTGCTGGTCTCGGTTTAAGAATGTTAAAGCGCGGAATACCAGGCTTGATTGGTACAATGTTTGCTGATGAGATAGCAGACTATGTAATGGGAGAAACAGGTAACGCAGAGCTTGCAGATGCTGTTGGCCGTGCAGTTACGTTTGGTGGCATTGGTCTAATATTTGGTAAAAGATTTGCATTACTTGGTGGGGCTCTCGGTGCATTGATGACTCCTAAAAATAAGGAATCAATAGAAAAATTAGGGGAGCAAGCTAAAAAGTTATTTGAAGATGTAGGATGGTTTAAAGACGGATTTCCGAGCATATCAGGAATATTTGATACAGTTAGTAAATCATTTGGTAATACTCTTGATAATCTAAGAGGTTTATTAGGCGATGAACAACAAATGGCTAAAATCGGTGCAGATCCTATTGCAGCAGTTAAAGATTTGGGTATTACTATGGGTGCACTCTTTGCTCTCTTTGCCCCAGGTGCTGCAGTATCTTTAGCATTAAGAGCATTAATGGCACCATTCAAAATAACAATGAATGCAGTTAAAGGAGCCACGGCTGCAGCATTAGGTACTGCGGTGACGGCTGCTGGAGTACGAACACAAGTAGCACAAAACGCAAGACCATCAAGAAACTTTACGCGTAATGCTCAAGGCCAAATGACAAACTTAAAAGGTGCTAGATTATCTGGAGCAGCATTAAATACTGCAATTGCAACAGAAGCCGCTGATAAAGCTGCTCAATTAAATGAAGGAATGGCAAATAAATTCCCTAAATTAAAAACCTTCATGAAATTTTTAAGAGCTGGTGGTCCAATCTCAGCCTTAATCGGAGCTGCAGAAGTAGCAATGATTTTATCAAAAGATGGACCTGTCGATAGTAAGATTGGTGAATTAGGTGGTGCATTAGGTAGCGCCATAGGTGGACTATCAGGATTTGCTGGAGGTGCAACGCTTGGAGCAATTCTTGCTGGTCCTGCAGCACCCCTTGGTGCACTAGGTGGCGGTATTTTAGGTGGTGTGTTAGGATCACTCGGTGGCGACGCCATCGGCATGGCACTTGCGCAGTATCTATTTGATAAAAAAGTTGATGCTTTTGGATTTCCATTTGGATTTGTAAACGATATGATTAATAATAAAGTATCGGCTGGTGCATTAGGTAGCTCTATAACACCTATACAATCTGGTGGAGCAGGTGGTGAATTTGGTACATTATCGCCTATTAGTCAAAATACTGTCAGCGGTGTAACTTTAGATAATGGTATGACACTTGCAGAATTTAATTCAATGCAAAATTCTGGTATGAGAAATATGGCTAGTGCTGGTATGGGAGGAGGAACTGTAATGGTAGATGGATCTGATCATTCTATAAATCATAATCAGGCTGCCATAACAGGATTTGGTAGTTCGATAGACCCATACGCTCATATGTATGGGTCTATGCATAGTGTTTATGGTAACTAATTAACCTTCGTTAGCTAACTTAGCAAAATACGACATAGTATCATCTGCATCATCAGAACTCATTTGTTCTGCTGTAACAGGCTCTGCTGTAGCCATTTGAGGAGTAGGAGTAGGTGTATTCATCTGCATTTCTTGTTGCATTGTAGCTGCACCCATCATCGCTTGTTCTCCAAGAACTCGAGATAATTTAGCTTGCAAATCATCATATGATTTATAGTTTTTAGGATCTGTAAACTCTGCAAGAGGGTGAATCTTATTATAGATGTCCTCTAATTTTGCATCGTCATCAGATACTGTAGAAGGTGAAGCAAACTCTGATTTGTCATAGTTACGATAACCTTCAACTTGTCTAATCTTTAACTTAAAGTCTGCGCCTTCCCAGAAATCAAATGGGTTGACTGCTTTTTCGTCTGCAAATTGCGGTTGCATAACATCCATAATTTTATCAAAGATTTTTTTACCGAACTTATATAGAACTACACGACCTACATTGTGTGGAGCCGAAGGATCTTCAACTACAAGAGCATTAACTACATAATGCAGTCTGCGCTTTTGTGATCGAGCTTTTTCTTTATCTTCGTCATGCCCAGAATTCCACAATCTGGAGTTGAGTTCGCCAACAGGGTCAGGTTGACCAATAGAAGTAAGGCTGTTTTCGATATACCATTGACCTGTAGGACCTTTGAAGCCATGGTCCCAGTATCGTACCCATGGTAGATCTTCTCCTTCTGCGGCTGGAAGGAATCGTAGTACTGCATATCCATTGCCTGCCTTATCTACAGTTGGTTTCCAAATTCGTTCATCATCATAATTTTTCTTTTCACCGCCACCACCAACAGCTTCTGCTGCTTGAACGAGTTTAGAGATTTGGTCGCGATTGTTTTTTAAATTGCTAAAAGACATATGTTTTTCCTTGTATTGCTGAAATATGTTTTATTATAACACAGTATGACTGTAATGTACAACTATTTATATTCGACTTATTCAAAAAGTGCCGAATCAATAGCGTTAGTTTTTGGTAAGAAGTTGAGCGCCATAGCCTCAGCTTCAAGCTTATCTTTAATAACCGGTGATACAAACTTCTTCACATCTTCTGGTTCGATCTCGTGTTTTGTACATACATGAAGTATTGCATCCATATATGTGACACGCAAATCAACTACAGTTTTTTCGATTAATTTAGAGAATCTACTTTTATTGAGAAATTGCTCTTCAACTGTCATTTATCCAATACCTTTAATAGTACCGTATCGACACTCATTCGACCATTAGGTACAGTTGTTTTTGTTGTGAGTGATTTCCATTCATTATCAATTTGCTTAGTAGTCTTACTAAGAACAATAGGAAGAAATGCATCGGGCTTTCGAAGTCGAGTAGATCTACTCAATGATGTATCAATATTTTTCAAAGTAGTACCACTAACTTCGAAGCCCTTTGCGGATGAAGTTACAAACTCAGTAATTACCCGTGTTTTCACATTAAAGGTAAAGAGGCGATGACTACCGATCACCGAGAGAGGAGCTACAGATACGATCTTGTAGTCATGATCCTCTTTTTTGTACTTGAGTTTTGTAACTTGCTTGTCTGCTGCTTTTGGCTTTTTAATACGTGATTTACGTACAGCCTTTGCAGCAGACTGAAGACGGTCAAGATCAGCTAGCATTGATTCACATGCTTGTACACGTTTACGTAATTGCACGCGACTTAAGTGTGAATAACCCTCAACTGCATCAGGACACGCCTTCGTATAGGCATCATTGTAATCTAACAACCAACCATCGACTACATAACGAACAGTTTTGGTTGCAGAATTTGGTAAACCATGACGCCTAAATTCTTGGTATAGATCTAAGGTAGCATCTTCACCTTCAATCCATTTATCTTCAAGATCGAGAAGATCTTGCATAATAGTATTACTAATCTTGCGCTGCAATCTTTCCATAGGAGAGATTGATTTGATAGCTGCAGAATCTTTTAGCTTAGCTTGTTTTTCGAAATATAAATCTTTTCCTATGGTTACAAGCTTAGAAAGATATTTTGATAAAGCATCTGAGTATGAGCGAGTGCGATCATCATTATCTTTTTTTGGTGCATGTGTTAACCAAAAAGCAGTAGCAGCTTGATATGGCATAGTAAATTTATATTCTGGACAAGCAAGAACATAATTTTTATTAGCAGAGTTTTTAAGTTTCTCTTTAATATATGCTTTTAGCACCTTTGATATATCTGCATTCGATACTTCAGTTTGAAAATAGGATTGTACTGCTTCAAACCCTTTGTCAAGAGGAGCAGCTGCCAATCCAGTACGATTACGACGAGGTAATTTCTTTTGTTTTTTCCGCATAGCCATTATGCTGCACCTCGCTCGTCTTGTTCTTTAATCAAATCGAGTACAGATTGTGCACGACTCTCAAGAAATTTAATTTCGAATTCAGTAAGAAGACGATCATTAAGATGTTTAAAATTTAACATA